GCGAACCGACCCGCACCTTCGCCGCCATCCGCGCGGACATCGAGGCCGAGGCCGCCGCGCTGGACGTGAACCGGCTGGCGTGGGCACTTCGAGCCCAATGGCACGACGACTGCATGGGCATGGACCTGCATGCCCCGGAGGTCGTCGAGGAATACGCCCGCCTCGCCCGCGAGGAGACGCCTATGGAATAATGGCGATACAGACGTGTCACATCAAATGCGATCCCAGACAGAAGGAAACGAGTCAGATGCCTGATATCACGATCACGCAGGGCGCACTGGGCGCGACGGACCTGCCGGATGGCGTCTACACGCTGGTGCTGACCAAGTGCGAGGGGCCGAAGACCATCGATACGGTGGACGGTCCGAAGGACATCCTCGAGTGGACCTTCACGGTCTACGACGGGGACTACTTTGACACCGAGATTCAGGACAGCACGTCCACGGCCACGTCCCCGCGCTCGAAGATGTACGCATGGATCAGCGCGCTGGCGGGCGGGCGCAGCCCGGAGATCGGGGCGTCATTCAACACGGACGTGCTACTGGGCCGGGTGGCCATCGGGACGGTCGAGAAGAATGATCGCGGCTGGCCGCGCATCAAGACCCTCAGCGCGATCCCGGAGGGGATGCAGCATGCCGTGCAGGCGCAGGCCTTCAGTGATCGCCAGCCTGCGCACGTCCCGGCTGCCGCGCAGTCGCGCCCAGCGGCCACCAGCGGGGCACAGGGCGGGCGCGCACGCGCTGCGGCTGCTGCACCCCAGCGGGACGACAATCTGCCGTTCTAGGCGGTTCTAGCGCCCATGTTACTTCAGGCGGGTGCCGTAGTACCAGCACGGCGCCCGCCTGCCCCCACCCGCAGTGCATGAGGGGATGATGGTCGTGGCAGTGATGCCAGAGCGCCCGACGGTCGAGGACCGGATCAGGGCTGCCCTGTGGTTCGCTGCCCGCGAGTTCGGGATCTTCACGGTCTGGTCCACGGACCCGGACGGGACATGCAGGTGCCCACTGGAGCGGACCTGCCCGACCCCCGGCAAGCATCCGGTCACAGCGAATGGCTTCAAGGACGCCACGCGGGACCCGGACAGGATCAGGCGGCTGCTGTCGGCAGGATCGGAGCCGAACTACGGGCTGGTCTGCCCGGATGGCGTCTTCGCGTGGGACGCGGACGCGCCGGGCTGGCAGGACCAGATGGCAGACATGGAAGCCAAGTACGGACCGCTGCCGCCCACGCTGCGCACGGTCACGGCACACGGGGAGCATATCTTCTTCAGGTGGCCGGACGATCTGCCCCGCCCGCTGGGCGAGATGTTCGGCATGGTCACGCGCTGGGGATCGGGACGCGGGGCCGGGTACGTGATCGGGCCACGGTCCGTGCATCCCAGCGGCCACGTGTACGCCCCTGCGCCCGAGTCTGCGTTCGAGGTGGCCGTACTGCCAGCCGCATGGGCGAACGCCGCGCTGATGCCATCTGGCGGGCGCACAGGGGCACAGGCGGCTGACGGCGGGGTGGACATCACGATTGAGGAGGGCGCGTACCACCTGCCGGATCGCGTGGCGTCCGGGGCACGGTACGACGCTATCCGGGACTACACGGCGCACCTGTACAACCGGAGGCTGTCCACGGACGAGATGTGGGCGCAGGTGGTCATGGTGCTGGCGCCACGCTTCGAGACGCCCCTGTCGGATCTCGAACTGCGGCAGCGCTTCGACAGGTGCGTGTCCGACATGGCCGGACGGCTGGGCGAGCCGCGCGGGATCGATACGGCCCCCAGCGCCCGCCAGCGTCGGCAGGATGGCGAGGACCCCGGATGGACCATCAATCTGGACGATGAGGCGTTCCCGGCTGATCCTGACGCCGAGGCCTTCGGCGGAACTCTGGGCGCCGTGCTGGATGTGATCAGCGACGGCACGGATGCCAGCCGGGTGGGCATGCTGGGATCGCTGATCGCGCTGGCAGGCGCGCTGATCCCGCGACAGACCTTCTGGAATCGCGAGGTGACCACCAGCCCGTACATCTGTCTGGTCGGACCGTCTGCCATCGGGCGCAAGGGCACGGCCATGAATCGGGCACGGATCGCACTGGGACTGGCGCTGGGCAGATCGGTGGTCAATCGGCTGCTGCTGTCCGGGCTGGCGTCAGGCGAGGGGCTGGTGTCCGCGCTGGCCCGACAGCGCCCGGACGGGACCCCGGATGCACAGGTGGTGGCGCTGATCTGGGAGGAGGAGTTCGCCCGGATGCTGGCGACGCGCCAGCGCGAGGGCGCGACGCTGGACCAGTACATGCGACAGGCCTTCGACATGGACGTGCTGGCGCAGCACAAGTCCGCTTCGAATAAGGTGGTCGAGGCACCCTACTGGCTCCCCGCACTGGTGGCGATCACGCCCACGGAACTGCGCGACAGGATCGAGGGCGGGGCGATCAAGTCCGGGTCTGGCAATCGGTGGCTGTACCTGCCGGTCATGCGGCGGGATGTGGCCACGGATGGTGGCACGCCCGTGCTGCCGCCAGACCTGACCACAGCCCTGCTAGGCGCCCGGCACAGCGCCGAGGCACACTGGGCCACGCCCCTGCCGCTGGACGCTGCTGTGACATCCAGACTGACAGAGTACTCAGATTGGATCGGGGCGAATAGCATCGGGCAGGAGGCCGACCTGTCGCCCCGGCTGGCCACCATGGCGCTGCGGATCGCGCTGGTGCATGCGGCAGTGGATCAGGCGGGATCGGTGGGCACGGTGCATCTGGACCGGGCGCTGGCCCTGACGCAGTACGCCCGACGCGGTATCCCGTGGGTCTTTGGACCCATCGTCGGGAACCCCGATGCGCAGTTGCTGCTGCGCAGGCTGCGGATGCAGCCGGATGGGCTGACAGCCAACTGGGTGACGCAGCATGCGATCCGGGACCCGCTGCGAAGGGAGGCCGCGAAGGATGAGTTGGTCCGGCTGGGACTGGCACAGGTCGTGGTCCGGCAGACAGGCGGGCGACCCCTGACGGTGCTGGTCGCTGTGGCCCCCCGCGCAGAGGCGCGCGCCCGCGCACGCGTTGCCCCGCCACCCGACGATCCGACCTTTCGTGCACCTCGCGCGCCCGCGCGACCCCCCACCCCAGATGACGCCACACCAGTGCACGATATGCACGAAAGCCCAAGTTCACGATCAGATCAGCCTGCACGAAAGGTGCACGATAGTCGCACGGATAGTGCAGAAAGGGTGCACGTTGATGATGTAGACGGTATTGGTAGACGTACTGATGGCACCATCTGGTGCCACTACTTCAGACCGCATCAGACTGCGCATCGGGACGTGACCACGGACCCGTGGTGCGAGGTCTGCTCAGATCGTGAGGGGACAGCCGAATGACATCGCTGGAATTGATCCAGAAGTGGTCCATGGCGAAGGGTCGTCCGAGGGGCGCCCTTCTGACGTGCCCGGACATGGCAGACATTCTCCGGGTGTCACGCCCACAGGCATATGCGATGGCGTCCAGTGGGATGATCAGATCAGTGAGGATCGGGCGCTCCGTCAGGATCACGCCCGAGGCCTTGGCGGAACTGATCGATGCTGGTGAGCGCAATGCCTGAGGTCCTGATCCAGACCGGACCCCGCAATGCGAGGACGATCCCCGGCACGGGGCTGCGCTTCTACACATGGCGCGGGAATGAGTATCCGTCTGTCACGACGATCCGAAGGCTGGCAGGGCTGCCCCATGGCCTTCATCAGTGGCAGATCAGCCGGGTGATCGAGGCAGCGATGGCCCGCGCCCCGGACATCATGCAGGCCTTCATCATTCCCGGTCAGGTCGAGAAGGAGGCTGCGCTCACGCTGATCAGGTCGGACCTGCGCGCGGCTGCGACAGCCGAGCGGGATGCGGCTGCCCGGCTGGGAACGTCGGTCCATGACGCGGCAGCGAAGGACCTGCCGCTGGATCATCCGGGTGTGTCGCCCGAGATGCGGTCCCGGCTGGCGCACTTCCATGACTGGCTCGACGAGTCGCGGGCGGTCGTGCTGGCGTCAGAGTTCCAGTGCTGGAATCTGACGGTGGGCTATGCCGGGACTGCGGACCTGCTGGTGCGCATGCCTCAGGGTGAGATATGGCTGGTGGACCTGAAGACCGGGAAGTCCATCTACGGGGAGCACGCGCTGCAACTGATCGCGTATCTCATGGCAGAGTTCGTGGGGGCGGACGATGTGGTGGACGATGCGCTGACCGGGCTGCTTCAGAAGGTGGACGGCATCGCGATCCTGCACCTGTCCGAGGAAGGCTGGGAGTTCGATGTGATCAGGTCGGATCGCCAGACGTGGGATGCGTACCGGGGTCTGCTGACCTTCGCCACGTGGATGCGCAGTCACGAGCGGGCGGATGATGTCAGGGTGGCGTCACGCAAGGGGAAGGCGAAAGCGAGGGCTGCGTCATGAGTCGTGGTGGCTTCGGTGGGACGCCTGCCGCAGCCGCCCTGCGCGAGAAGGTGCGCGAGATCCTCTTCGCGTCTGCGAATGCGTGGATCGATGGGGAGCAGTTCAGCGGTCCTGCCGTGGGCGGGCTCGAGGGACTGCGGCGGCTTCGGGAACTGCGCGATGAGGGGCTGATCATCCAGCGACGCCCCAATCCGCTGTACGGTGGTCGGTGGCAGTACAGGCTGGTCACGGACCCGTCTTACGTGGTGGACCAACTCAGTCTGTGGGGAGATGACGATGACTGGCGAGAATGACGTGGTGGCCCCGGATCAGCGGACAGAGTTCCCGGATCGCTGGGCGTACACGTGGCTGGGCGAGTGGCCCGGAATGGCCGTGGTGCAGCCCATCAGCCGGGCGCCGGGACCGTGGGCGGCTGCGTGGGCTGCCCGCGTGGCGCGTGGGCACGATCCCGTGGCGCCATCTGTCTTCCACCAGCACGTGGCGGACTGCCGTGATTCTGACGCCCCGCTGTACCTGCACATCAAGTGGGATGGGGCCGGAATGTGGCTGTGGCGCTGCGTCGCCACGGGCATGTACTACGAGGACCATATCGCCACGCCAGCCGAGGTCTCGGCTGCGAGGGCAGGGCGATGATCGCGCCCGTGGTGGACCTGCCGGGCGCAGTCCAGTTCTTCTGTCAGGGGCTGCCGGTGGGGCAGGGGTCGATGCGGGCGGTCGTCAGGGGCGGGCACGCTCGAGTTCTGCACACTGCCCCACGGGCGCTGGGCGACTGGCGGACTGCGATAGCCGCAGCCGCCAGATCGGAGCGGAAAAGCCCGTTTCAGGGGCCAGTGCAGGTGCATGCCACGTGGTACATGGTGCGGCCACGGGACCACTTCGGGGCACGCGGGACAGTCAAGCCAAGCGCCCCGAAGTACCCGGCCACGACGCCTGACATCGACAAGCTGGCGCGGGCGCTGCTGGATGCCCTGACAGGCGTTCTGGTGCTCGATGACAAGCAGGTGGTCGAACTCACCTGTCGGAAGTCGTGGGCCGAGTACAGCCCGCTGCCGGGATCGCCCGGTGCCAGTGTGCTGGTGGCCGGGATGGGGGTGGACTGGGCGTGATAGGCTGTCGCGGTCTGGGCTGGCCGTGCGTGCAAGTACTGCGTGGCCCGACGCACTGCAAGGCGCGTCGGGGACGATGTGGAACGCACGAGGCTGGCCCGGACGCTGACCCCACAGCGACGGGGACGGACGATAGGAGATGGCCATGAGTGTGATGGATGCCCTGCTTGCCGAGGCCGCATCACGTGACAGGCGCGTGAATGATCTGGTGGGCACCATGCAGGTGGTGGCCGAGGTGACGACTGCCTACACCACCGGCCCCGATGTGGTGGCTGACACGTCACAGGCTGCGTGGCTGTCGGGCTTCATGGTCGCAGCGGCACTGGCCAGCGTGGACCCGCAGTCACTTGCCGAGATCGTGGGGATCATTCGGGGCGTCCCGCTGCTGGGACTGATCATGGAGCTGGCGTCTGACGAGGCGTGGACCAAGGGGCTGATGCGATGATCGGAGGTACGGATGCGACTGATCCTGTGGGCGCTGTGTTGCTTCATCGTGGTGGAGGCAATGCTGGCGCTGGCGTCGATGGTCCCGGTCCTGCGCCTGCCCCTGTGACGTGGCGCTACTGCACCGGGGCGTGGCCCGCGCCTGAGCCGCTGCTGCTGATGCGGCGGGTCAGCCGGGCGTGGGGTGGGATCGCTGGGGGCACTGAGACAACTGCCCGCACGGATCGTCTGGGGCGGGCGTACGGCCACCCGGTGCCCGCTGCTGTGGCCGGGCTGCTGAACCGGACGTACTGGGCGCTGGTGGGGCGTGGGATCGATCCTGCGCCCATCCCGCTGGCGCCGCTGGACGGCGGGCCATGGCGCGGACCCGATCTGGACACGTGGATCGGGCGTATGATCTGACCACTTCATGCAGGCGCCCGGTACCCCCCCACCGGGCGCCTGCGCCTGTCCGGGGCTGGACACGCCCTGTACGCTGCCCGCATGGCGCTGGCCGAGGGCATCGATGTCTCGTATGCGCAGGAGCATGACCCGGACCTGACCGGGCTGGACTTCGTGATTGTGAAGGCCAGCGAGGGTGGCGGGATCGATCCGCGCTGGGCGCAGCACAGTGCGCAGGTGCGGGCGCAGGGCCTGCCCCTGCTGGCGTACCACTTCCTGCGCGCGGAGGTCAGCATCGCTGGCCAGATCGCCACCTTCCTGAATGTCGCTGCTGGCGCGGACGGCTGGGCCGTGGACTATGAGCACAGCGGGTCCGGCTCGCTGCCGTCAGCGAATCAGGTTCGCACCTTCATCGCGTCATGGCGACGCCAGACCGAGCAGCGCATCGGGCTGTACCAGTCGCTGCGCAGCCCGCGTCCGTACCCGCCCGACTCGTACGGGGCGGACTGGCGCTGGATCGCGTACTACGGCACCACCCCGCCACCGATCCGCTGGGACTTCTGGCAGTACCGGGGCATCGGTCTGGACCGAGATCGCTTCAACGGGACGGCTGACGATCTGCGCGCATTCCTCGGGCTGCCTGTGCAGCCGCCAGCAGCAGGGGCAGGTGACGGGATGACGAATCTGGTACCGATGACTGTGCACCGGGTGGTGGACCTGAAGGCAGGCACGACCCTGTATGATGCGCCCAATGGCCCGAAGTACACGACGCTGACTGCGGACGTGACGCTGGGCATGCTGGGTGCCACCATGGGCGACCAGACCGGCTTCTACCAAGTGGCCGATGGCGACTATGGCGTGTATGTCGAGCGGTCTGCGGCTACGGTCCGAACGGCTGACATGAACGTGGGCGCCTGATGTAGCATTTGCGCCGGGCGGGTACCCCCTCCCCGCCTCGCATTGTTCCCGCGCCCCGGTGTCTGGCGCGTGAGACCGGGCATCGGGGCGCTACCCCTTGCAGGCGCCCGCTATCGTTCCCGTCGAGATCCCCCTGCCATCAGGAGACGCCACGTGCCGTCAGGTCTGATCCTTGGGCGCAGTCCGAACCTGTGGATCGGTGCCCTCACTGCGTGCTGGGGCGTGGCCGTGGCAGTGCTCAGGGTGGACCCCGTGGTCACTGGGCTGGTCACGGCTGCCATCGGGGCCGTGGTCCTGCTGGTGGCCGGGTCCGATGCTTCGCAGATCGCAGCCGGGCAGGCTGCACAGGCGCGACAGGACGCGAAGCCCAATGGATAACGGGCACGGTCAGTTCGCGTGGAAGTGGCCAGAGGAAGTGGTCAAGGCCGCGCTGGCGGCATACGTCGAGGTCGGGCTGTCCGAGGCGTCACGGCGGACGCAGATTCCCAAGCCCACCATCGCCATGTGGGCCAAGCAGCACGGGGTGCTGTCCACCAGCCGGGACGAGCGCTACGCGCAGACCGGGCTGATGACCGAGCGCCGGATCGAGCGCGCACGCGAGCAGCGGCTGGCGCTGCGCGAGCGCATGGTCGAACGGGTGCACGATCTGCTGGACCGCATGGACGCCCCGCACATCGACTTCGTGGGCAAGGACGGGCGCGAGGTCATTCACCCCATCGCCCCGGCGCAGGCGGTCAAGGACTACGCCATCAGCGTGGGCGTCCTGATCGACAAGATGCGGCTGGAGTCGGGCGAGGCCAACATCGTGACCGGGACCACGGACGTGCTGCCGGATATCGATGACCACGAGCGCGAGGTGCTGGCGCAGGTGCTGCGTGACGCCATCGCACAGGCCGAGGCTGCCACTGAGACGGTCCCGGATGGTGCTGACGGCTGACAGCATCAGCGGGCTGACGCTGCCCGTCCTGCGCGCCCTGCTGGACCAGATGGGGCCAGCGGCCTTCGCGTCCCCTACGCATCGTGACTTCTACATGTCGCATGACCGCGAGATTGTCCTGTCCGGGTGGATGGGCGCGGGCAAGTCGCGGGTCCTGTGCGAGAAGGCGTGGTGGCTGGCGCGCCAGTATCCGGGTGCCACCTTCGCGCTCTTCCGCAAGGTGGCTGCATCGATCCCGGCCACGACCGCCCGGACCTTCTGGCGTGACGTGGTGGACCTGCGCTACCTCGCCCGCCAGAACCGATCCGAGAACTGGCTCGAACTGACGAATGGTGCCCGCATCTACTTCCTCGGGCTGGACCCGGACCCGCTGACGGGCGTCCCGTCGAAGGTGGGATCGCTGGACGCGGCATGGATCGGGGTAGACGAGGCCGTGGAGCTGACGCCCGAGGACTGGATCATGCTGCTGGGGCGCCTGCGTGATCCACGCATGCCGTGGCACCAGATCGCGGCTGCGACGAACCCCGGACCGCCCAAGCACTGGCTTCGTGACCGGATGGCGACGCACGGCAGGATGCTGTACGCCAAGTCGAACCGCTTCCTGTCACGCGAGTACGTCGAGATGCTGGGATCGCTGCCGGACACGGCAGCCGGGCGACGGCTGGGCAAGGGAGAATGGGCTGGGGCCGAGGGCATGATCTGGACGCTGCCGGACGATCAGGTCCGGGCGCCCAGCGCAGTCCCGAAGCGCACCATCGCAGGGCTGGACTGGGGCTTCGTCCATGCCTTCGCCTGCGAGGTCGTGGGCCAGTCCGGGTCAGGGCGCGAGGCGGTCGTTGAGGAGGTCTACGCCAAGGGTCTGGGCGTGGATCAGATCGCCCCGCGACTGGCCGAGATCTTCGAGCGCCGGGACGTGTCGGCTGTCTTCTGTGACCCGTCCGAGCCGGGGCTGATGGCAGAGTTGGCGCGGCACCTGATCACACACCGGCAGGGCCACAGCGGCTGTCGCCTGCGCACGCGCGTGGAGCCCGCCCGGAATGACGTACTGACCGGCATACAGGCTGTGGACAAGCAGATTCGTCTGGGGCTGATCGTGGACCCGACCTGTCAGGGTCTGCTTGGTGAGTTGCCGGGCTACACGTGGGCACCCAACCGTGCTGGCGGCTTCTTCGAGCGCCCGGTCGAGGTGAATGATGACGCATGCGACGCGCTGCGATACGCGGTCATGGCATTGGAGCCTGACCCGGACAATCCGTGGGCGTCGCTGGTCAGTGCAGGAGGTATCGCATGACCGAGCAGCAGACCCCGCCAGTCGAGGATGAGCCCACCACCCCGGCTGCCGACGAGGACGCGGCACCGGACGAGACCGAGGCGGCGGATGACACCAGCCTCGACACGGACGAGCCCGAGTCCGAGGGGGGCGAAGCCTGACGTGGCGTCGATAGCCCTAGTGCTCGCGGTCATCGGCTGTGTTGTGGGTGCCCTCGCGGCCTTCACGAATGACAGCCGGATCGCGGGGCTGGGGGTTCTGCTTGTGGGGCTGGCCGTGGTGGCCGCACGCCTGTGAGCGCTGCCAGCATCTACGTGGAGGCAGGGTATGTACTGGCAGTCACAGGTGCTGCTATGATCTACCCGCCCCTCGCGCTGGTAGTTTCAGCCATGTTTCTTGTGGCACTGGCGGTCTTGCATGATCGCCGGTCATCGCCAGCGGGGATTGAGCCCAGCGACGGGCCAGTGCCATCAGCCCTGTCTGCTGATGGTCCGGGGTCGGGTGAGGTGACAGAGTGAGTGTCATGGTCCCGACCCGTCCTGCTGCTGCCCCGGTGGCCCGGCATCCCGGTGTCGAAACTGCCGGGGCAGCGGCAGTGAAGGCTGGCCCCATCGGTCCGGGCGCTGGCGTCCTGATGACCGAGTGGCTGCTGCCACTGATCCTGCCGAACGACACGCAGAAGAAGGCTGCCCGCAGTCTGGCGCTGGGCGTGGACGTGCCGTATGTGCGCATGGCCGAGCGCGCGATCAGCGGGGCGGTGGCCGGAACGCCGCTGATGGGGGACCAGTCCGCATCGTGGCATCTGGAAGACCCCGATGGCGAGACCATCGATGACGAGTACACGGGCGATCCGCGCGCCATCGAGGCGTACACGCTGGTGGACCAGCCATTCAAGTACCTCGACGTGCCCAGCCCGCTGCGGACCCGGCGCCAACTCTGGGAGATCACGTCCCGGCACATGGGGCTGGCCGGATACGGCTTCTGGATTCTGGATGGTATGGACCCGCTGGGCATTCCGCGTAGCGTCATCTACTGCCGTCCTGACCGGATCGTCCCGGACACGAATGATCAGGGTGTGCTGACGAAGTGGATACTGGACCCGCGTCCCGGCCCCGGTGGCAGGGCCGAAGGGCGCGAGCTGGACCCCAACGAGGTGGTGCAGTTCCAGTTCCAGCCGCCAGACGTGGGCTACATGCCAGCCGGGCTGATCGAGTCCGCAATCATGAAGGTCCAGTTGTCGGGGACCATTGACAAGTACTTCGCCAGCCTGCTGTCCGGGGGTGGGCGCCTGTCCGGCATCCTGTCCCCGAAGACGGGCGCCATCGAGGACGATGGCGTGTACCAGCAGATGGTCCGGGACTGGCGCAACATCACGGAGCAGCCCGAGTCCGGCAAGCGGGTGCAGGTGGTCCGGGGACCCATCGAGTTCACCCGCACGACCGCTACGACGGTCGAGATGGCGCTGGTGGACTTCCTCAAGCAGAACGAGGCCGACCTGCTGGCGGTCTGGGGCGTGCCCCTGTCGCAGTTGGGCGGCTATACGCCCACCGGGCTGAACTCCGGGGACGTGCGCAAGTACGACCGGCAGGCGATGTGGGAGAATGCGATCATCCCGCGACTGGCCGAGATTCAGGAGTCCGTGCAGGGACGCATCCTCGACCGCTTCGAGGCGCTGCTGGGCTGGGCGCCGCAGTTGGTGCTGGACATCCCGGCGCTGAATGATGACAGCGCACGCTTCGACAAACTGGCCAAGGCGCAGTGGATCGCGCTCACGAATGACGAGCGCCGGGACCTGATCGGCAAGGACCCGCTGGATGACGAGACGGTCGGCAAGCGCATCCTGATGCCGAATACCCTGATTCCCATTGAGGACCTGATGCCCGGCGCATCCCCACCGATCCCGTCAGGTGGGGGCTCGCCTGCGCCGGGCGCAGGTCCACGACCGGCAGCCCCGGCCACGCCCGCGCCTGCGCCCGCAACAGCCGCAACAGCGGCAGTTCAGCCACCGGCTGGCGTGCAGGCCACCAAGGCCAAGGGCGACGTGACACAGGCGGTTCTGGGCGCCCTGCGCAAGCAGTGGTCTGCCGACAGCCTGTCCCAGATCTCCAAGGGGGACTGGAAGTACGATCCCGCGTACCCGCTGGACAAGATCGACTACGCCCGGCGCCCCATCGCCCGCAATCCGAAGACTGTGCAGGCTGTCGCGGCTGCGCTGGGCGTGGGCGCGCCCATCGATCCCGTGGTACTGGTCAAGACGAAGCGGATCGGCGGCAGCGGGGCGGATGCCAAGCCCACGGAACCCATCGATGGGTGGCACCGGCTGCTGGGCGCCGAGCACGCAGGGCTGACCCACGTCCCGGCCTATATCGGGAAGGGTGACGATCAGTGGACGCGGGACCTGATCGCGATTGATGACACCCTGCCCGCCCCACAGGATGCCGGATCGCGTGGCAAGGCAGCCACGGTCCGGTCCCGGATGCAGGGGCTGCGCGAGCGGGTGCAGAAGGCGCAGACGCCAGTGCTGCGCGCGTCCGTGGCAGGCGCGCTGGAGCAAATGAAGCGGGACGTGGTGTCGCGGGTTCTGACGAAGTACGACGCCATCAGGCGGACGCCGGGTGACACCACGATCTGGTGGAATGCCAAGGCGCACGATCAGGCGATGACAGCCGCCCTGTCACCCACCCTCACGAATGTCGCGGTCACGGTGGATGATCACATCAGGACCGTGATGCCGACAGGCAAGGCGGCATTTGTGCCAGTGGGCGGACCGCCCCAACCGGCTGCCGTCACGTACGTGCTGGCCAAGGGTGCTGGCCGGGTCACGAAGATCAACGAGACCACCCGCGACGGGCTGAAGGAAATCATCGATGACGGGCTCGAGGAGGGCGCGTCACCGGCCACGCTGGGCGACATGATCCAGTCGTGGTTCGGCTGGGACGAGTACCGCGCCGAGCGGATCGCCACCACAGAGTTGATGTTTGCGTACAACGCCGCTGCTGTCAGTACGTACGGGGACATGGGCGTGACGCAGGTCGAGGCCATCGACGGGGACGATGACGATGTGTGCGCTGAGCGCGATGGCCAGACCTACAGCGTCGAGGAAGCGGCTGATATCGAGGACCACCCGAATGGCACGCTGGACTGGGTGCCGGTCATCGAGACCATGGACGAGGGCAGTACGGAAGGCGAGGGCGAGTGATGGCTAGCGGCAAGGCAGCGATGTCCAGCGCGGACATCAACGATCTGCCAGACTCGGACTTCGCCTACATCGAGCCGGGCGGGACGAAGGACGATCAGGGCAAGACCGTGCCCCGGTCGAAGCGGCACTTTCCGATCCATGACGCAGCCCACGTGCGCAATGCGCTGGCGCGTCTGACCACGTCACCCTTCGAGGCAAAGGCGCGCCCGAAGGTCGAGGCTGCCGCCCGCAAGTTCGGGATCGGGCAGCCCGCCGAGGATGCCGGGACCAAGCAGAAGGCGTACAGCGAGGCTGCCAGCAATGCAGCCTGTGGCGCCCGGATCATGGCGGAGTTGTACGACCTGCTGTCCTGTGAGGCGGACGAGTCCACGCAGGCTGCCGCCATCAAGTCCAGCATCGCCAGTCTGGCGCAGTGGCTGCAACTCGAGCAGCAGGAGATCGGGACTGCGGACGATCTGGCGGGTGACGATGCCATGGCCCCGTCCTACTCGATGAAGGCCCGCGAGTTCGCAGAACTCAAGGCCGAGCCGATGACCACCGGGCAGTTGGATCGGTGGCTGAAGGGCGAGATCCCGCGCAGGATGCTGGCGATCCCCTACGGCGGGACGATCCCACAGGCCGGTGCCCCGCGCGGGGTGGACATCGATGGCGAGTGGTTCAGCGAGCGCACCGACCTGTACGCAGGGCACAAGGCGCTGCTGGCCACGCGGGACCGGCTGGTGGACTTCCACCACCGGATGGACCCCACGGGCTACATGGGCGACGCCATTCTCGGGAAGGCCGTAGCGGACGAGTCGCCTGAGATGGATGGTCTGTGGGTGGACCTGTGGGCCAATGCGGGCGAGCGCAGGCTGCGTCTGGTGGCCGATCTGGAGCGCAGGGGCGCGCACCTGTACGGGTCGTCCGAGTCTGCGCCGGGCTGGCGCGTGAACAAGGCCACGGGGGAGATCCTGACGTGGCCGTGGATCAGGCAGACCATCAGCACGTCACCCCAGAATACCCTCGCGGTCATGCCGTCGCTGAAGGCGATACTGGCCGCTGACATCCCACTTCGCGAGGTAGGGCTGGGTGCCGTCAAGGCGGCACTGGTCGGACTCGATGACATCGACCCGGATAGCGGCTTGACTGGTAGGCGGCTGACTGCTTCCGACCAGTCCGGTTACGGGACCGGGCGCGATGTCCTGCTGTCAGCACTGCGTGAAGCGCGCCTCGTCATCGCGCGGGCACGCGAGGTGCTCCCCACTACGCGCTAGAGGAGTTCACTGGCATGGGCCAGAACGAGGACCTCGCCCGCGAGATCGGTCAGGCGACGCAGGACATGCGGGACCTGATCGCGCGGTTCGAGGATGGATCGCGCAGCGACGGTGGCCGCAAGGCCGCTGCCGCTGATGGGCTGCGTGACACAGCAGCCCGGCTGACTGACGCAGACCAGCGTCAGGGCAAGAAGAAGCGCAAGGCCGATCTCCAGAAGCGGCTGGACAAGCAGGCCGAGGAGTTCGAGCGCTTCAAGGCGGCAGTCCACCAGTACAGCCCGTCCCGCGCAGGCGAGATCGGGCAGGGTGGACCGCTGGACAGGTCTGGTGGCGGGTCCCGTCGCAAGGCGGACGCGATCATCAGCCCCTTTCCGTCGATGGACGCGGCGTTCACGAAGTACAAGGCTGGCGAGTGGCTGACCGCCCTGCTCGATGTCCACGGCATCGACGGGATGACCACGGCGCCGGACCTCGAGGCGATCCTGCGCGGCAAGGCTGCGATGGCGCAGTTCAGTGCCTACGCAGGCAAGGCCGACCTCGCCACGGGCTACCAGTTCGTGGACGGCGGAGGCAAGGCCACCCTCGGTACACCGGGGTCGGCAGGCGGCTACGTCCTGCCGAATAACCTCGTGGACACGGTGGTCAAGCCGCACACGCAGGAGGCCGTCTACCAGACGCTGGTCACGGTCATCAATGGCGTGGCGGTCCGGGGCGTGGATCAGCCCTACCGCACCGGGGCTCCGCCCCGCATGGTCGTGTCCAACTGGGGCACGCTGAAGGAGAATCTGGACGAGGCGTACGGCACGTACGCTGCGTACCTGTGCACCATCGCCCGTGTCATGGACATCTCCAAGCAGTACGCGCGCTTCAGCGCGGGCGCTGCCGAGACGGATGTCATGGACGAACTCACTCGGGCAGCCGTTCTGGGCGAGAACTACTACATGGCGGTGGGCGCGGGCGGTACTGGCGTTGCCGGGACCGACACGCCCACGGGCATCCTGACCGCCCTTCAGGCGGCAGACCCGCTGTACAAGTCCACCTTCACCCCCACGGCTGGACCGAATACCCTCGCGGGATCGGCTGCCGCTGGGCTGGCGAAGTTGTTCGGGGCGCTGGCCGGACGGTCTCAGCGCGCCACAGCCGTGGTCATCGACGCCACCACCTTCTGGACGGTGGCTGCGCAGGGCACGGACACGGCGGGCTTCTTCCTGTCTCCGACAGGCGGACCGGGCGACATCACCCCGTACGGCGGGCTGTCCTTCTGGGGCGTCCCGGTCCGGTACGACGCCAACCTCGGGACCAACGCGTCCATCGTTCCGCTCGCCATCGCTGGCGACTGGAAGCAGGCGAAGTTGTACCGGGGCATGGAATTCCGCATCGACACGTCCGATCAGGCTGGGACCCGCTGGGACTACAACCTGATTGGCTTCCGTGCCGAGGAGGAAATCGGGTTCAACCCGAAGACCGCCGTGGCTGTCGGTGCCTTCCAGTACATGACCACCCTCACCACCTAGTCAGCGACAGGTGATCCCATGACCGTCTCGGCAGCGTTCCTCGTCAAGGACCCACCCATCGACCGGCTGACAGCGCTGGTGGAGTACATCCGCCCGTTCGTGCAGCAGACCGTGATTGTGGTCGATGACCGGACGCTGCCCGAGGCGGTCAGCATCATGGAGCAGTGGCGGGACACGGTGCTGGTCCCCTTCACGTGGGTGGATGACTTCGCCACAGCCCGGAATGCCGCCATCCCGGTGGCCACCGGGGACTGGGTGCTGCATCTGGACCCGGACGAAGTGCCGTCCGTGGCGATGATGGAGCACATCCGGCTGGTGACGCAGGACCCGGTGCAGCAGGACGTGCGCTGGCAGGGGACGGGCTACCCGGCCCCGCGTGGGTACCTGTACTTCACGCAGAACTACTTCGACGGACATCAGGGTGACGAATACGAGGAGCACTGGCACTGCCGCCTATTCAGGCGCAAGGCTGGCGTCTGGTACAAGCCGGTCCACGAGCAGGTGATGCTGGACGGGGTGCCCGAGGCGCTGACGCGCGGGACCCCATGGCTGCCGAAGGCGCCCCGGTCTGCGTATCTGATCCACAGCAAGTACGAGGCCATTGCCGAGGAGTCCACGCGCCTGTACAGCCGGATCGAGGCTGGGGTCGGATGAAGGAGGCCATCATCATTCAGGCGCGGCAGGGGTCGCACCGACTGCCCGGCAAGACGCTGGCGGAGGTGGTGGGGCAGCCGCTGCTGGCATGGCAGGTGTCCCGCCTGAAGAAAGTTGCCCCTGTGATCGTCGCCACGACGTGGGACCCGGCTGATACTGCCGTGGGCCACGTGGCGTCATCGGCGGGCGCCAGTGTGGTCCGTGGCCCGGTCAATGACGTGGTGCACCGGGTGTGGCTGGCGGCTTTCTATCACGACGTGCAGGCCATCGCCTTTCTCGGGGCAGACCAGCCGCTGATGGACCCGGATACGATCCGGCAGGTGCTCGATGCCGTCCACGACGGGGCGGTCTATGCCCGGACCACGGGCCAGCCGTACGGACTGCACGCATGGGCCGTGACCCGCTGGGCGCTGGACATGGCGAATCGTCACGCCACCACGACCGAGGAGCGCGAGCACACCGGGGCGTTCTGGGACAGGCGCCCGAAGGAGTACCCGGTCAGGGTGCTGTCCACGGTCCCGGACGAGTCCCACCATCGGCTGACCATCGACCATGCGGCTGATCTGGCCCTGCACAGGCGGATCATGGCGCGCCTGTCCAAGCGCTGGCCGGACGTGACCACACAGGATGTGTTGGACCTGCTGCACGCCAATCCCGAGTGGGAGTTCGATACGGGCCAGATCACGCAGTGGAAGTGGTCTGGCTTCGAGGAAGCGGTCAGGTGATCGCTGTGGTGGCCGATCCCCTGCGCGAACTCAAGTCCCGCTTCCGGGACAGGCCAGCCTACGTGGTGGGCCGTGGCCCCAGCCTGCTGGCGGTCACGAAGGACACCTTCATGGGCTGGGGCTGGGGTCCTGTCATCACGCTGAATCGGGCGGTCATCCACGTGCGCCCGCTGGTGGCTGCGTACCGGATCGTCAGCATGCAGAAGGACGGCTGTCAGGGGCACAGGTGGGATGACCCGACGTGGCACCCGCCCGGTCCCGGTCACGAATGCGCGCTGATCACGCCCGCCCCGGACGAGATCGCGGTCGTGTCCCGCGAGGAGGCGAACTACTGCCTCGAGGCGTATGATCCGGTGCGGATCGTGGTCGAGGACTTCGGCATCCCGTGGTACAGCATGTCAGCCGAGGTGGCTGTCCGGCTGGCGCAGGCCATCGGCTGCACGGAGGTCGTTCTGGTCGGCATGGACTCGTACCTGTCCGGGGACACGCGGACGGTGCTGGATGACGGTACCCTGACGGGTGACAATCCGCACCATGGGTACGCACTGGGCGCCTTCAAGGCCGAGGCGGCTGCCCGTGAGTTCGGAATGCCAGTCGCATGGGTGGGCCAGCCGTGACCATCGCAGCCGTGATCCCGACGCGCTACCAGTCCGACCCGCTGCTAGGGCTGGTGTCCACCCTGCGTCTGGACGGGGTGCAGGTCGTGCTGGTGCCGGATGCCTTCGACCGTGGCCCTGACTGGTCCATCTACCGCCTCTGGAATACGGGCTGCCAGATCGCCCGTGATGTCTACCGCGCCCGGTACACGGTCGTGCTGAATGATGACGTGGTGCTGCCACCGGGCGCGATCCACGCCCTGATCGCTCCGCTGACTGATCCCCGCGTGGGCGTGTCATGCCCGGATACGTCCGTGCCCTTCGACATGGACTACCAGACCGATGGCACCTACACCGAGGTGCGCGGGACATGGGGCGCGCAGGGTCACGACGGGATGACCGGCTTTGCCTTCGCCATCCGGTCCGATCTGCCCATCCGCTTCGACGAGGGGTACCAGTGGTGGTACGGAGACGATCAGTTCGAGCATGATGTGCGGGTGGCGGGGCTGTCGGTGATCCGGGTCAATGGGCTGCCGGTCTGGCATCTGCTGGCGCAGTCGTACATGAAGGCAGCCGATGATCTCCAGCCGATGATCGAGCGGGATCGGGCGCGCTGGGACGCGCGCATGGCGGCGCTGGCATGAGGCTGCTGTTCTGCGGGGACATGGGTGGGACCGGCTTCGGGACCGTGACCATCGATCTGGGCGCCGAGATGCTGGCGCTGGGCATGGACATCCGCTTCCTGTCGATGAACGAGGCGCCCACCCGTGACGGTCTGCCCGCGCCCTTCCGTGACCGGACCGCGCTGCTGGGCGAGAAGACCGGGTGGCTGGCGCTGGACGAGGCGTCGCTGCCCCAGACCCGCGACAGGCTGAAGTCCATGTTCGAGGGCGGGCTGTTCGAGGACGGCTGGAAGCCTGACGCCACCCTGATCGTCGGGGACGTGGCGTCGCTGAAGATGTCCCCGATCCTGCCCATCCTGCCCGAGGGTCACCCTACGTACTTCTACGTCCCGGTCGAGGGGATCGGGCTGCCGCCATCGTGGAAGGCAGTCTTTGACAGGGTGCAGCCCGTCGCCATGTGCGACTTCGGGGCGGGCGAGATCGAGCGGTTGACGGGACGGCGCCCGCCCGTGGTCTATCACGGGGTGAACACCACCGACTTCAAGCCGATCAACGAGATCTCGCCTGTGCGGCTGGTGGGGCGCGCCCGGCCAGATGGCACGATCACGCGGGACGTGGTGATCCGCAGTCGCGCCGAGGCGCGCAAGTTCCTCGGCTGGCCACAGGATGACTTCATCATGTTCCGCGCGGACCGGCACATGCCCCGCAAGCAATACCCGGCCTTGCTGCGTGCCGTCGCCCCGGTACTCGAGGTCTTCCCGCGCGCCCGCCTGATCTGGCACTGTCTGTCCGTGGATCAGGGCGGGGACCTGCTGGACGAGCGCAGCAAGTATCCGCAGCCCATCGCAGACCGCATGAATAGCACGGGGCTGCATGATGAGTTCGGTGGGGTCCCGCGTAGCATTCTGCGCATCATGTACGCGGCAGCGGACCTGTACGTCAGCACATCAGCCGAGGGCTTCGGGCTGACCATTGCCGAGGCCATGGCGTGCGGGACCCCGGTCGTGGGGCTGGACTTCAGCAGTGTGCCCGAGGTGATCGGTCCCGGTGGCTGGACCGTGCCGGTGGGCTACCTCGTTGAGAATGTGTACAGCCACTGGTGGGCGTCGCCAGACCAGAAGCAGTACGCCACCACGCTGCACTGGATCATCAAGAACAAGCACGAACTGGGCGTGCGGGGCAAGGCCGGGCTGCTGCACGTCCAGCGGAACTTCCGGTGGTCGGTGGCTGCCCAGCAGATGCAGGCCATCGTGGACCCGGCTGAGGCGGAGGCGGCAGCGTGAGCCAGATGGCCATGGTGGTGACGCCCACGCAGGTGCGTGACTACATGTCACTGAATACCCCGCCCAGCAGTAGCCGGTACAGCGACGAGACCATTGGCTCCAACATCCGCGCTGCGCAGTCCAAGCTCGAGTTCGAGACGCATCGTAAGTTGGTGGACGTGTCGGACTTCGTGTACCGGACCACGACGATGATCCGGGCGCAGGTGCCGATCCCCGGCTTCCGCACCTTCGATACCGTGACGTGGGGTGGCGCCACCATGTCCGTGGGCTTCAGCAGCACCGATCCCAATACGTCCTGCTGGGCCATCCCAGACGATCTGATGTCCGGGACCTACGTGGCACTCCAGTTCCGGGCATGGCGTGCCGACAGTGACGCGCCATGGTGGCTGTCGGACCCGCTGTGGTATGACAAGTTGCTCGACAGTCCCTTCTTCCCCGGCAATCGAGGGGGCGGGTACGCATGGACCTCGATGCCCAACGACCTGTACATCAAGGGGTCTGCGGGCTGGGCGCCGGGCGAGGAGCCCGACACGTTCCTTCAGGCGGTCAAGGTACTGTCCGCCTTCTACACCGAGCGTCCGGGATCGATCCTCGCTGACGTGGCGATCACCCCCAGCGGGGCGGTCCAGCAGTACAGCCAACTGCCGCCCGAGGCGCGGGACTTCATCGCTGACTTCAAGATCGGCCTACAGGTGGCATCGGTCTGATGAGCAACAGCCCGTCTAGGATCGCCTGTGTGCGCTGCCAGCGGCATCGTGGCCATCCGGTCACGCTGCCGCTGTCCGGGCGCGTCCTGTGGCTGTGCCGGTCCTGTGGACCTGCTGCGATGATCGCGGCCATGCAGGTGCTGATCCGTGGCTGATGACGCCCTGATCGGGTACACAGCCCTCCAGCGCCGGATACAGGCTGTCGGGTCAGCCGAGGTCGGTCCTGCCGTCCTGCGCAGGCTCCAGATGTCAGCGGTCCGGGAGATCAAGATCGAGGCGCCACGCAAGACCGACAACCTGTCGCGCAGCGTGCATCCGGGCGAGATCACAGGCGAGTACGCGCAGATCATCATTAGTGCCGTCTACGCAGGCTTTGTTGAGTTCGGCACGAAGGGTGGCCAGATCATCGTGCCCGTGACGAAGAAGGCACTGCGCTGGGCTGCCAGTGCTGCCGGACGGCGCCTGTCCGGGTCCGTGCGCAGTGGCGCAGCCCGTGGCGGACTGGGGGGCGTGGTCTTCGCCAAGCGCGTGATCCGGGGCGCAACGCCAGTCAATGCCTTCGTCGAGCGGGGGTTTGGCGTCGCGGTCCAGAAGGCCGGTCTGGCGGACGCCATCGTGATGGTCTGGAATAGCGGCAACCCCGGTGCGGCTGCCGAGGGGATCATCGAATGACGTACATGCCGGTCATCCCCACGACGTGGGACCCGACACGGCAGGACGTGAACGACTTCCTCGCTGCGATCCTGTCGGGCTTCATGGCAGCCGTGCCGGGCGTGATCAGGAAGCAGTGGTCGGAGATCCCACAGGCGCTGACGGGCGAGGTCCCGCTGGTGTACCTGTCTGCGATCACCGAGCGGATCGTCCATGACAGCGGGCTGCGCCAGACGCTGTTCACCGGGCAGATCGTGTACGTGGACGTGGCGCCCGATAACGAGGAGGCAAACACACGGGCGAACTCATTCGCTGACTACATGCGCGAAGTCTTCACGGCCAACGCGCGCATCCTGCCGCCCGGCATCTTTCAGGAGATCGGGCTGCGTGAGGGGAGTATCTCGCAGGGTCCGCTGCAAGGCTTCATGCAACTGGTCGCGGACTACACGTACGTGGTACTGGAGGGACGATCCTGATGTCACCTGTGGCAGCCCTGCCCGGCAATGTCCGCCTGCGTGCCTTCCAGATGGGCTTGCAGACGACCTTCCATGTGCCGGTCACAGCGACCCGACGCTTCGGGCTACGCTTCGCACCGAATATCGATCCGCACTGGACGTGGCCGGACACGGACACCGGGACGCTGGATCAGGCCATCGCGCCCTACCGGACCCGCATCGACGTGATGGGTCCGCTGACCGGGCCACTGGCGTATGACGATGCGCCGTACCTGTGGGCCATGACCGCGAAGGCAGGGGTCACGCCCACGGCGCACGTCTGGGACTACCAGCCCGCGTCCAAGTCGCAGGATGCGTTCGAGATCTTCACAGCCGAGTGGGGCGACGAGACCACGGACCAGTACCAACTGGAAGACGTGATCGTGGACAAGCTGACCCTGACGTACCCGGAAGATCTGGGTCCGATTCAGGTGTCAGCGGACCTGCGCGGATCGGCAGAGGCGTACCCGCACGCGATGGCTGCGCTGGACGTGGACAGTCAGCCGGTCTGGGCGTACATGGCCGACACGTCCGTGTACATCAATGACACGGCAGGCACGCTGGGCAATACGAAGCTGACCAATACCCTGCACGGGGCGACGGTCGAGATCTCGAATAACATCGACGTGAAGTCCTTCGCCAATGGCAGTAACACGCGCTTTCAGGCGGCAGGCTACGGGCGCGGTCTGCGCGGCTTCCAAGCGACCTTCAACTTCGCCAAGTCCACTGCCGCGCTGGCCGAGATCGTCAACTGGCTGGCCAATGATCCGGTCCGCCGCTTCGTGTCGCTCAAGACCGTCAGTCCGACGCTGATCCCGGCCTCGTCTGTCCCGTACAGCCACGAGATCCGCTTCCCCGGCTACTGGTTCACGAATACGCCGGGCATCTACCAGACCGCCAACACGACGAATCAGATCGTCATTCAGGGGCTGTTTGACGCCACCCTGACGTACCCGTACCGGACGCTGGTGGCAACGGCGCTGTCGGCCCTGTGATGGCAGACGATCTGGTCACGGTCCCGATCCGGGCGGGGGACTGCCCCTGCCCCGGATCGCCCCATGCCGTCGAGGAGGTGCGCATCATCCCGGCGCTGGACCTGCCGATGGCAGCGGGCGCGCTGGCAGCGATCCGACTCGTGGACAGCGAGCCCGCACTGATCCAAGCCGCCCTGATCCGGTCATACCTGCCCACCGTGATCCGGTCGTGGTCCTTCCTCGAGTCGGATGGGACGGGGGGCATCCGCCCGGTGCCGATCACCCGCGACAATCTCGAGCGGCTGGTGCCGTGGCAGAAGGGCGGACTGGCGCTGGCGGATGCCTGTGACGAGCAGTACAGCGACGATCTGCTCAGCCCTTTACTGGCCCGGCCATCGACATTATTGCAGGCTGGGCCGATGGCCGTATCGACATCAGCGAGCCTGCGGTCTGGGCCACGGCGCCCGAGGCGGTCGAGGCGATCCTCGCGGAACGGTACGGCTGGGATGTCATCCGTGGCCCCGGTGTCCTGACGTGGCGCGAGGCCAAGTTATCGATGCAGGTGGCTGCCGAGGAGCGCATCGGGGCGCAGTCCCGTGAGGACCTGCTGCGTGCCCGTGCCCTCGAGGACAGTCTGGCCGCAGGACTGGCACAGGCGGCAGCACGTGGCCGGGGTGGCTGATGATGCAGCCTGCCGCCTGATCGTCGCAGACAACCCATCCTAGGGGTCCACCTGTGCCCATAGCCGAGACCGCCGAACTGGTCGCCAATCTGAAGATGAATAATCAGATGGGTGGACCGGCACGCGAGGCCGAGGGCGAGATGTCCGCCCTGAATGCCACGACGAACCGGACGGCATCGTCCGTGGCCGTGGCAGGCGAGTCCATGCACAAGGCCGGTGGCCATGCCGTGACGCTGGCAGGTGGACTGTCACATGCCAAGCACGCGCTGACCGATCTCATCAGCGGGCCACTGGGGATGATCGGTCTGGGCGCTGCTGGCTTCGGGCTGACCAAGTTCCTCGATGACGCTGTGAAGTCCACGTACGAACTGGGGAATGCCACCATCAAGCTCCAGCAGTTGACAGGCGGCTCGATGGAGACGGCATCCGCCCTGCTGGCCATCGCTGAGAAGTATGGTATCTCGTATAACAAACTCACACAGGTGGCCGGGTTCTACGAGAAGACCGTCGGGAAACTGAATGAAGCCACGGTCACTGGGGCCAAGGCCGGGAAGTCCGCCGCGCTGCTGGCACTCGAGACGGAGAAACTGCGACTGGAGGCGGCTGGTAGAACCGGCAAGGCGCTGTCTGCGATCAACAAGCAGATCAGCGAGCAGACCGCGCGGGACAAGCTGGCGGCAGCAGCACTGACCGGACATGCCGGGGCACTGACCAAGTTACAGTCACTCGATCAGAAGTACGGACTGTCGCTGATTGACACCAAGGGTCATGTGGTGGACTTCAATACGGCACTGGCCCAGATCGCCAGTGCCTACCAGAAGACCAGCGACAAGTCCAAGCTCGCGTACGAGACATCCCAACTATTCGGGCGCGGGTTTGCTGCCCTCATGCCGATCATCGCGGGCGTCGGGAAGAAGGGACTGCTGGAAGCGGAGCAGGAAGCGAAGGACCTAGGCGTCACGCTGACCGCCACGACCGCCCGCGATCTGGTCAACGCCCGGAATGCCAGCCTCGCCTTCGGGGAGGCTATGCAGGGTCTGAAGATCGCCATTGGGACGCAGGTGATACCAATCCTGACCGACCTCCAGAAGAATGTCACAGCCTTCCTGACCCATGGCGGGGCGCAGCAGATCGCGGGCACGGTCCGGGCCATCCTCGGGACAGCCCGGCAGGTTGCTGATGTGGCCGCACAGATCGGTGGTGCCTTCGCCAAGGCATGGGGCATGATCCCCGGTCCGCTCCAGCAGGTCCTGATCGGTGGGCTGGTCGGCAACAAGGTGCTGAAGTTCGCCTTTGGGTTCAGCGGGCTGGACATCCTCAAGACAGTCGCAGGCGGGGGTGGATTGCTGGGGCGCGGCGGACCGGGCAATCCGATGCACGTGATCGTGGACAACAACATCCCCGGTGGCGGGGCTGGCGGGGGTGGCGGGGGTGGCGGCATCCTCGGAAAGGTGCTGGGCTTCGGGGGTGCGATCTTCGGCGGACTGTCCATCGCAGCCCTGTGGAAGGGCGCGGTACAGGACCCGCAGTTCCAGTCGATGACCGACAGCATCGGGGCCAGCGTCAACAAGCAGATCGCTGCCAAGTCCACCACGCGGGCGAACCTCGAGCAGTCACTGGCAGCCCTGAATACCGGCATCCAGAACCTGTCCAATGTGGCCGGTCCACTGTCGGGCTTCCTGTACGGCGGGCAGATCGATGCACTGACGTCCCAGCGGGATCAGGTGCAGGCTGCGCTGGACGCGCTGGACGCACAGAAGACCCCGAAGGACACGCCCACCACCAAGGCGGTCAAGGACACGACCACTGCGACGAAGACAACCGGCCACCAGACGGTCCAGCAGCAGCAGCAGTCCACCCGTGCGACCACCACGTCACTGGCACAGCACCGGCAGGCCACAGTGGCTGCCACGGGGCGTGCAGCGCAGACCGTGCAGGGCGCGATCAGTGCCATGAACGGGGCCGTGGTGGCGTCGCTGAATGGTGGCTTCGCGTCGGTCGTGGCAGCCCTGACCGCCATTGCCGGGGCGACCTCGGCAGCCGCAGCCGCAGCGGCTGCGTCGGCTGCATCGTCGGCACAGGTCGGACCCGGTACGCCGGGCAGTCCGAAGCTCGGTCCGCCCGCCCCGCGCAAGGCGACGGCAGCGGGTGGTGGCCAGAAGCTGGGACCGCCGCTGCCCCAGCACTTCGGGACATCCATGCACATCGTGGTCAACTCGCAGGTATCGCCCCGGTCGAATGACTACGCGAATGCCATTCAGGGCCGGTACGGTCCGACCCCGGCCATGGCAGGGTCCCAGTAGGTGCCGATCTCCTTCGTCTATCACAGCCCCACGACGCCCGGCAATCCGGGCTTCAGCGTCAACCTCGGGACGCAGGCGGTCCGGTCAGGTGACATCCCCGGTCTGTCCACCGAGGCCGAACTGGGCGCTGTCGCCACCAGCAGCCTGCGCTTCGATGATCCCACTGGGTCAGCCGGGAATGCTGGCGATGCGATCAAGGGGCTCAAGCAACTCAGCATCAGCGAGTCGCTGGCGCCATCCGGGAACCGAAGGATCGGGGAGTACTACATCGGGGACCGGCGCTACTATCGCGGGTCGCAGGGCGTCAGTCCGTCGCTGCGGACTGGATCAGCGCGCGTCATCGATATGGCGCTCGCGGATATCAATTCCTTCCTGTCCTTCCGCATATTCCGCGCGGATACGAATGGCAGCAATACTTCCTTCAATCGCCCCGCCGAGACTGATGTGCAGCGGGTCACTGCAATGCTGGCGGTGTCCTTCCTGTCCGACACATTATTCGACGGACTCGTATCGACCAGCGGGCCAGTCGATATGGACGCCTGCGACTACACCTCGCAGCGACCTGCTGATGTGCTGAATGACTGCGCCCAGCAGTCCGGCAAGAACTTCTTCGTCTTCTATGACGAGGCCGGGACGTACACACCATCACCGGGGGACTACGGACTGTTCTACCGCTTCAATGACGATGCGGTCTATGACGGCACCATGGATGTCACGAATGACATCGACGAGAACCCATGGGACGGCACGACCGTATCCACATGGGCCGGGATCGTGGCACCGTGGCAGGACGCAGTTCTAGTGCGTGACCCATCGCGCGTCATCGCGGGCGCCTTTGCGAATAACGGATCGAACTCTGTATATCGCGAGCAGGCGTCAACCTCGTATGAGTTCGGGTGGCGGGATGCCGTGGTGGACACCCGGAACCTCAAGACGGTCCCGAAGATCGAAGCGCGGCTGGACCGCTACCTGTCCGAGAATGACACCGAGGATGACCGGATCACCTTCACGGTGCAGGTCCCGCCAGCCCATGTGAATGACTGGAAGGAAGGCCAGCGGGGCAGGGTCAAGTTCACGCATCTGCCGGGGTACACGGACTGGACGTACGTACGTGCCTTGCAGCGGACCGTGATCATGGACGAGCAGACGGATGACCGATACAAGATTCGGATCGAGGCTACGCCTCTGTCCACTGCCCCGTCAGGCGGGCAGGACTCGTGGCAGCCGGGTGACGGATCGTACAAGTACGGCAATACGGCTGGGGGGTCGATCCCGACGCTGCCACGGGTCACGACGCCCGGCAACCTGCTGATCCTCTTCTACTCGTGCCTCGGTAGTCTGGGCTATGAGGACTACCCGAATGAGCCGATCCTGCACACGGTGGATGACGGCAGCAACTACCCGTGGACGACCCTCGAGACCGTGGGCACCTTCGACTACCGGAACAAGATTGACCATCGCTGGCCTATCCCGGACGCAACACACGGCAGCACCGATGGCTTCCCGGTCAGGGCTGGGGTAGCGTACCGCTTCGCGCAGCCGGGCGAGACCACCGTCAAGCCTGTACAGGTGATCCCCAACGGTCCGGGCGCAACGCAGAAGACGACGGGGTGGCTGTGGGAGTTCGCCACCCATACGGCGCCCACTCATCACACCAGTGCCCAGTACGATCCCAGCGGCATCGGGTCGTGGGCCAATCCCGGTCCACCTGCCCCATCCCACCTCGATGTCACCATCGGCAGCGACCTGCCCGGCTGGGTGCTGGGAATGGCGGTCATCGGCGGATGCCCTGACTGGGCAATGACCCCGATCATCACACCGGGCAATGGTGACGTGCTGCGGGCCATTCCGAACACCGGCCAGTACGACGGCTATACCTGCAATGGCAATGGCGTGTCAGACGTGAATGGACGCTATGGCGTCAACCGATGGAATGGGGTCGAGGCCCTCCTGTACTCGTTCGGTTGCGTAGGCGGACACTGGAGCCCGCCCTTCCAGTACCTCGCGCAGTCACCCACCGGGACCGCGATCACCTTCCACATGGGCCACTATGACATGAACAACACCGTACCCGGCTTTCCCGGTCAGGTCCCGAACTGGTCGAACTACCTGTACCCCGCCTGCGTCGCAGTGGCGATCCCGGACCTGCATCGCCCGGTGGCTGACATCCCATGGCCGGGGAACATCAGCGCATGAAGACCACGCGCTTCGCCCCGAATGTCACAGCGCCCGGTCCGGCTGGGGGATCATCAGGTCCTGTCGGTGGCGATCTGGGGGGCGGGCTGCCGTCGCCACAGGTCGTGGGCATTGACGGCAAGCCCCTGACCGCGCCCGGCACCGAGGCCAATGGGAACCTGATCCAGTACAACGCGGGCACGGGCACGTGGGACTTCGTGGCGCCACCGTCCACGTCACCCACGGGTCCTGCCGGTGGCGATCTGGGCGGGACCTACCCCAATCCCACGGTCACAGGGCTGCACGTCACGTGGGCGGGCGATCTGTCGGGGTCTGGGACCAGCCCTACGGTCACTGGACTTCATGTCACGTGGGGCGGGGACCTGTCAGGGTCTGGGACCAGTCCCGTGGTGGCGAAGATCAACGGGACGGCGCTGGGCACGCTGACAGGTGCCGTGACAGGCGCGGTCCTGACGTGGAATGGCACAGCGTGGGTGCCGGGCGATCCCCCGGCAGCGGCAGCCACTGCCCACGTCCACGTGGACAACAACTGCTTCAATGGCGACGGGTCCACCACCGTCTTCTATCTGCCGGTGGCGCCCCTCGATGCCATGTCCATCAGCGTCTACGTGGCGGGTAGCAGGTCACAGGACTGGGCGCTATCCGGTACCTTCCTCGATGTCCTGACGTTCGGGTCCGCGCCTGCGTCCGGGACGAATAACATCGTGGTGGACATCGTGGCGCAGGTGTGAGGAACCGGCAATGACGGCTGTGAATACCTTCGGGCGTCAGGTGATCCTGCCCCTGACCAACAAGTCTGGCGGGTCGGTCGCTGCTGGTGATGTGGTGGTCATCAACAGCGCGAATGACGAGGCCTTCACGACCACGACCACAGCGTCAGACACCCACATCGTGGGCGTCGCCATGGCATCCATCGCGAATAACGCAGTGGGTCCCGTGCTGCTGGATGGGTACGCCCCGCTGGTGAATGTGAATGCTAGCGTGACGCGCCTGCACTATGGCGCCACCTACACGGTGGCCAAGCAGGCGACGGACGCAGGCGCCAGCCGTGCATCCGGGACGTGCATGGTCTTTCTGACAGGCGGTACGACGCCCAGTGCGTACCTGTACAACCCTGATCTGGGCGGAGCGTCACTCACCAATCCCATGACTACGGCGGGTGACATCATCGTCGGCGGGGCCAGCGGTACGCCTGCCCGTCTTGCGGCAGCGACCAATGGCATGGGGCTGGTGCTGGCCAGTGGCACCCCGGCATGGGCATGGCCACCGGGCTACCAGTTCGACCGTGTGGACTACACGGCAGCGGTCACGATCACTGCCACCAGCGACGCAACTGCGAATACGGTCGTGACCGCCAATGCGGTCAGTTACGACGGCAGCACCGAGATCTGGATTGAGTTCTATGCGCCCTATCTCCAGTCAGGCACGACGGCAGGCAATAACCTCGTCATCCAGATCAACGAGGGCAGCACGATCCTCGGCTACATCCAAGCGTGCCGGGTGCCTGCCAGTGTAAGCGGCGGAATGGACATAGGCGGCTTCGGGCGACTGCGGCGGACGCCCAGCAATGCCAGCCACACGTACAGCATCAGGGCATGGAACGCCTCGGGCTCCTCGGCTGTGGTGGGGGCCGGAGCAGCCGGGTCTGACTACGTGGCAGGCTACATTCGCCAGATCAAGGTCTGAGTCGGGCTCAGGGTCCTGCCCCTGACGTACCACTTGCAGGGGCGCTATCAGGGGCTGTAGCCTGTCCGGGCCATGACAGCGACCACGGCATCCAGTACCCGGTGCGCCCACTGCCACGATCAGCGCGCAGGCATGACCGCCTGCCGCCTATTCATGGTGGGGGTCCGGGTCCTGTGCCCATCCTGCCGGGCATCGCTCAGGACGCTGGGCTACGATCCCGTGGAGGTATCGGGATCGGTCCCGCCCCAGCGACAGGGCATTAGACAGGAGCGGAGATGACTACGCATCAACTGCCCGGACCGATCCCGGATCAGCAGTCTACACGACCCCTGATGCGCTGCGGGCACACCCCGGCAGCGATCCACCATCAGGACCACCACGGGCTGGGGGTCGATCACCCGGCCTGCCCGATGGACTTCGGGATCGACAGCGGGGCGTGCCTGATCAGCCGCCCGGTGGACCTGACCGGGCGCGTGGCCCGCTGCCACGGCACTGACGAGCGCCCGTCCAGTCTGGGCCTCGCCTTCTTCGAGTACTGCGGTCCCGGATCAGCGTCTGCCGCCATGTGCGCCACCTGTGGCATGGTGGACTACACGCACGCGGACATTCACCCGCACACCGGGCGACGGCTGCGCCGGGACGGGCACCCCTACACGCCCCGTGGTGATCGGGGCTGGGACCTGTACTACTGTGGTCACGCCGGGTGGGACTGACGTACTAAGAATGTGCTTGACGCCCGCTGACGAGGCGCTAGTGTTCGCTCAGCGGGCAGCGACGCCCGGCAGCGATAGGAGATGACAGATGGGGATGACAGCGACACTCGAGCAGCTCGCGTGGTACATCGAGCGCGATGGCGCCACCACCCGGTGGACGGCTGATGGCCTCGTGGTCACGGACGCCCGCGTGCAGGTCCGCTGGCTCGTGCCCGAGTCTGATTGGCCAGCACTGGATGCGGCACGGGATCGCGTGTACACCCTGCTGCGGGCACGCGAGCGCAGTGCCCGGTCCCGCTGATGGACCCACGGCACCCCCAGCAAGGAGAACCCACGATGACAGCAGACCCCACCGGGCGCGACATGGCGGACGCCAACCGTCGATCCGACGCCCTGAACGACATGCACGCGCTCAGGCGGGTCATCCGCCTGTGCGAGGAGGTCGGACTGCGCGGGGTGGCCGACACCCTGATGTCCGACCTGTACCTGCCCATCGACGAGGCGTACACCCGCTGGTCTGCGCAGGCACAGGCTGCCGCCCGCGAGCGGATGGCGGCACGACGATGACAGCGCAGCAGGACCCGCCCCTCCACGCCCAGACCACCCAGACCCTGCGACGCAGGCTCGAGGCCCACGGCTGGGACCCCGATCTGGCGGACCAGATGGCCATGGCGCTGGTCCACATCAGCCGGGCGCAGGTCGCACTGGCAGGCGCCCCGGACGGGCTGCTGGATTACCAGACCCACAGACTCCAGTCCATCGCTGACACCCTGCTGACGCTGCCCCCTGTCGGGCGCGTCTGGTACTGGCCCGGCACGCCCCTGCACCTGACGCCACGCGAGGACTGGACCTAGAAGTACTGCTTGACAGCCTGTGCTGCCGGGGCGATTGTTCGCACATCGGGACAGCGACCCCGGCAGCGACAGGGAGATGACGATGACACAGAAGTACATCACCAGCGGGCACAGCGGGGGCGGGCGTCGCCTCGTGGACCTGACGACCAAGGCCGGGCGCGCGATGGCCGATGCGGACATCGACCAAGAGTTCCTCGACAAGCATGGCGTCACGTACCGCGAGTACTATGATCGCCTCGGCTGGACCGCAGCGCCCGCTGATGACAGCGACGTGGCCCCGCGCACATCCACCGGAACGGGCGTCGCCAACCCAGTAGCCAGCGCGCGACATGCCGAAGCCATCGCGTACGTGGCCGCATACACGGGCACATGGGGTCTGCCGCTGGACATCCGCGCTGACAGCCGCTGGGGCACCAAGTGGCTGCACCTGACGGACCGACAGGTGGATGCCCTGCTGACCGGCAAGGCGCGCGACGCACAGCGCGCTGAGGCCGCCCAGATCGCCCGCGAGATCGCTGCCGACGATCAGTACCGGGCATGGGTCGCTCGCCCGGCTCAACCCGTCCAGCAGGCGCAGGCGTGGCGTCCCGCAGCCCGCGTCGATGCGGACGGCATGTACAAGACCGCTGACGGCACGATCTGGAAGGTTCAGCGGGCGGTCAATGGATCGGGCAATCTGTACGCCAAGCGGCTGGTCGTGGACGAGGCCAGCAGGACGGGCTCGTTCGAGTACGCACCGGGCGCGATCACCCGGCTGACGGCAGCCGACAAGATGTCCCTCGAGGACGCACAGGCCTTCGGGCGGCTGTACGGGGTCTGCTGCGTGTGCGGGCGGACCCTGACAGACGAGTCCAGCATCGCAGCGGGGATCGGCCCCATCTGCTCGGGGCGGGGCTTCGGCATCTGATCACCACGGCTGCCGGGTCTGGGCGTGACAGGCGCCCCACCCGGCAGCAGCGGGGCCAGATCGGCACCCGGACAGCGACAGACAGGAGATACGAGATGACACGACTACGGCAGCAATCACGGACCACGCGCTGGGCATCAGCCTGTGGTGATGCACGCACGGCACTGGAGGCCGCGCGCAGCGCACTGGTGGACATCAGCAGCGCCCTGACCGACCTACAGGACCTCCAGTCCGAGTATCAGGACTGGTACGACAACATGCCCGAGGGACTGCGCGACAGCAGCCCGACAGGCGAGAAGCTGGGCGAGATCACGAACCTGAACATTGACCCCGACGCCACCGATCTGGACGAGATCGAGTCGATGATCGATGACCTCGAGGGCGCGGACCTGCCGCTGGGGTGGGGGAAGGACTGACCCGAAGTACTGCTTGACGGCTGGGGCGGGCACTCGCTAGTGTTCGTCCCAGCAGCCCACCACAGCGACGGCGGGCGCGACAGCGACAGGGAGATGACACGATGGCCACCCCCGACGACACGATGCGCAAGATCGGTGCCCTGCTGGCGAAGGCCGAGGGGACCGATAACGAGCACGAGGCCGATGCCTTCCTCGCCAAGGCGCATGAACTCATGCTGCGCCACAGCATCGACGAGGCAGCCGCCCGACAGGCACATGGCGCCCGGACCGCAGCCGATGATCCCAGCATCGAGGACGTGATGTACGCCCCGGACGGCAAGAACGCTGTCGGGCGGGGCGCCCTGATGGGCCACGTGGCCCGCGCCTGCCACGTGCAGTTCTTCATGTACGGCACCCGGAACTATTACTGGACCGGGCGCAGGTCCGGCAGCACCCGCGAGCATACCGAGCGCGAGCGCTGGGGCGTGATGATCGGCTTCCCGTCCGACATCGCAGCGGCCAAGGTCCTGTGGACCAGCCTGCTGACACAGGGCATGCACTTCGGGCAGGCGGACTGGAAGCGATACGGCGCCCTGACCGGGACCGGCAAGTCCAAGTTCCTGACCGGGTATCTGGTGGGCTACGCCACCCGGATCGGGCAGCGGCTGCGCGAACTCGAGACGCAGGTCGTGGCCACGGTCCCGAATGCCAGCGCCCTGCTGGTCCAGCGGGACACCATCGTGGAGGCAGCCCGCGTGGCGCGCTTCCCGGAACTGGGCAAGGCGCGCGGGTACAGCGCGGACGCAGTGGGCGCGACGCTGGGGCGCGACGCTGCGAACCGGGCTGATCTGGGCCAGACGCAGGTGGGCGTGGGGACGCGCCAGATCGGGTCCGGGCGATGATCCGGGTCGGCAGCATCGTCCGGGTGTCAGGGTCGCACCAGACCGCCTATGCCGGGCGCAGGGGCGTGGTCACTGACATCCGGGCACAGGGCGCCAGCGGGACCGTGCTGGTGCGCCTGTGGGGCATGCAGTGCGCCCTCGCCTTCGGGGTCGCAGAACTGATCGTACTGGGCTGAAGGTCCTGCTTGACAAGTCGCTGCCGAGCACCGATTGTTTCGGTCATCGGCAGCGACGCCGAGCAGCGACAGGAGACCTGAGATGACCGCACTAACACTGACCGAGACCCAGCGGGGCGACTTCCAGATGCACGTGGCAGGCTGCGCGGACCTGAAGAAGGGTGCCCGCTGGTCCGCCCGGTCAGGTCGGGAGCCTGTGACGTACACGGGTACGGACCTGCTGGACGCGATCCGCACGGCGGACACGGACATGGCCGACTGGTTCGGGATGGCCCCGTACCTGCCCGAGGCCGAGCGCTACGAGCGCGCATGGTCCACGGCTGTCGTGGAATGGGCGCCCTGCCTCGCCAAGGCCATCAAGGCAGCCCACATCACATTCGACAAGGAGACGGATGAGCCGACGATCACCACCACGACCCCCGCCCCGCGCAAGACGCGCACCACCCCCACCACGGACACGAAGGAGACCACTCAGATGACCGATACCACGACGCTGGCCAGCGGCCACTTCATCGACGGCGGGCAGGAGTACAAGTACTGCCCCGGCACCCCGGCAGCGCCCGGTACCGCGCCCGTGCAGAAGCACAGCGCCCCGATCACGCAGTTCAACTCGAACAAGGCGCACGCGGACGGGCTGGCCCGCATGTGCAAGACCTGCCGCCCGGTGTACGTCGGGTACCTGAATGCCACGGCGGACCAGCGTCCGGCAGCGGGCACCCCGAAGGCCAAGGCCACGCCAGCGGCCAAGACCCCGAAGGCACCCAAGGCGACGGCAGCCCCCAAGACCCCGCGCAAGGGCACGAAGGCCGCAGCCGCCGAGGCCGCACGGGCAGCAGTCCGCAAGGACGCAGCCAAGAAGGCAGCAGCGCCCCGGACCCGCAAGCCCAAGGCGATCATGCCGGAAGACCCCGAAGCGGCCAGCCTGCCGGGCGCGGCAGTGGCAGCCGCTGACTGACCGCACGCGGGGTGGCGCCCCGCAGTATCCTGACGGGCTATCTGGTCCCGTCTGCTGATGACGGCAGGCGGGACCTAGCCCTATCCTCACCACCAAGTCCTGAGGGGGACGTGATGGCAGCGACGCCAATCAGCAAGTACCGTACGCCCAGCGGCAGACCCATCTGGGTCAAGGACGAGTCCCAGTACGACCCCGGCCTCCCGAATGGGAAGTTGCGCGGGGTCATCCCGTATCTGGCAGCCCTGCGCGATCAGGGCGTACGGGGCGTGGTGAATGCCGGGGCGTCACAATCTAATTCCCACGCCATCGCTGCGTACGCAGGGCGCAGGGTGGGCGTGGGCGTGATCACCTGCGTGAATACCTACAAGCCGAACGGCTACACCTGCCGGGCGGCTGATCTGGGCGCGTCGGTCTTCCTGCACGGCCCCGGTCATCTGGGGCCGCTGCGCGCCTACGCCCGGCACGTGGCCGATACCAGCGGGTACGAATACATCCCGTGGGGCTTCGCCACAGCCGGGGTCGTGGACCACACGGCCATGGCAGTGGCCGAGGTGCCTGATGACTTCGACGTGTACTGCGTCAGCGTCGGATCAGGCGGGTACGCGGCTGCGCTGGCCATCGGGGTGGTGCGGTACGACCGCGCCTGCTTCGTCATCGGGGTGCCCGCCATGAACCGGGCGAATACGGCGGACAGGGTGCGCGCGCTGCTGACCCCGGACACGGTAGGCAGGCTCGAGTTGGTCCTGCCCGTGGCGCCCGTGGTCACGCCCTTCCCGTCAGACCCGCGCTACGAACACGCAGCATGGGGCATCGCCTGTGCGCATGCCGACATGGGCGCAAGGGTGCTCTTCTGGTCGGTGGGCCAGCCACTGGGTGACCAGCCATGCGAGTAGCAATGTACGACCGGCTGACCACCGATGACGTGGACAGATACCGGGCACTGGGCGTGCAGGTGGATCTCCATACGCGCTTCCGGCCCCTGCGCACGCGCCCTGATCTGGTCCTGACCACGCACAGCCGCCCGGCTGACACGGGCGCGCCCATCGTCTGCCTCAGCAGTCACGCCCGGATGACCAGCCACATTGAGCAAAGCCCCGTCTGGATGCCCCACCAGATGTGGTCCACCCATGACACGGCACTGTGGACGGTCCGGCAGATCGCACGGGCGTACAGGGGCACGCGCACGCCTGCCGTGGGCAGTCTGGTGGCCGTGGTGGGGCTGGGCCGGGTCGGACGGCGGGTGCATCGAATGCTGCGCCGGGCACGCTGCCCGGTCGTGGCAGTCCACCATGACAGTCTGGCAGCCGAGGGCGCGATGCTGGCGGCTGACGTGATCAGCCTGCACCTGTCGGATGGCCCCGGCTGGCTGGACGGGATCGTTCCGTCGCTGGACGGGGTGGCCATCGTGAATGGCGCGTGGCCCGGTCTGCTGTCCCGCCCGGCGCTGACAGAGGGGCTGCGGTACGGCGCCATCCGTGAGTACATCGTGGACGGTGGGCAGGACCCGGACCTGCCGGGCGTGATCTGGAGCCCGCGTACTGCGTACGTCGGGCCACACAGCGACCGGCAGCGCCCGGTGGTCGTGGAGCGGGTGATCAGGGCTGCGCTGGCAGGCAATCTGGCCAGTGTCGCGCGGAGGGTGAAGTGACGGACGGACTATTCACAGCGGAGATCCCGGTGGCCCGCCCATCGCTGGCGGATCGCTTCGTGGTCCCGCCCACATCCACCTTGTTCACGACCACAGCCGAGTGGCAGGCGCGACGGCGGGCGTGGCTGGCGCTGGGGATCGAGTCGGAGTTGGGGCGCGGGCTGACCACCAAGACCGCTGCCATGCAACTCGAGGGGCTGCCCGCGCGGGGTGGCAGCAGGCGCGCGGCAGACGCCCGGTCCAATCTGACGGGCGCAGCGCCCCTGCCGGATTATGCGGACTTCGGGATGGAGAACGTGGCGCCCGGCACCAGCATCTTCGATCCGGTCCTGTGCGAGTGCGCCTATCGCTGGTGGTGCCCGCTGGGGGGCACGATCCTCGACCCCTTCGCTGGCGGCAGCGTCCGGGGCATCGTGGCCGAGTACCTCGGGTATCGATACGTGGGCATCGAACTGCGCGCGGAGCAGGTGACATCAAACCGCGCACAGGCCGAACGGCTGGGGGTGGCGCCCGACTGGATCGCTGGTGACAGTCTGGACATGATGCCCCGGCTGGGGGACCAGACCGACCACGTCGGGGCGCTGATGCCGGATCAGTACGACCTGATCTTCACCTGCCCGCCGTACTACGATCTGGAGGTCTACAGCGACGATCCACGGGACCTGTCGAACCTACCGACCTACGCTGACTTCCTCGGGGCGTACCGGGACATCATCCGGGCTGCCGTGGACCGGCTGCGGAACGATCGCTTCATGGTGATGGTGGTCTCGGACGTGCGCGACAAGCACGGGCGTTTGGGCCACTACTATGGCCTTCACAGCGACACGATCCGGGCCATGCAGGACTGCGGGCTGCGCCTGTACAACGACGCAGTGCTCATCAACCCGTACGGGACGCTGCCGATGCGCGCAGCCCGCGCCATGGAGGTGTCCCGGAAGTTAGGCCGGTCCCACCAGAACGTGGTGGTGATGGCGAAGGGCCAGCCCGATCCGCGCACGTGGGACCTGCGCATGGACTGGCGCCCGCCATCCCCGCAGTTGTCACTGTGGGACGAGGAGACAGCATGACCGTGGACATCGACAAGCTGCGCGAGCACGACGTGGCGATGACGCCGGGGCCGTGGCCTCCGACAGTATTCTGCGGGCACCAATTCGCCGATGCGATCTGCGCTGCGCTGGAAGGCGAGAGCGTCCACGGTCCGAAGGTCGATATGAGCGACTGGTTTCACCACCCCTTCGAGCCGGTCGCTGCTCGATCCGACGTTGAGTTGTCCGACGCTCTTCTGACCGGCGACTACCTAGGCAGCTTCTGGTTCCGCAGCAAGGCCGACGCCGCCGCCATCGCATGGTTCGGCACCCACCGCGCCGACATCCTCGCGGAACTCACGGCGTTGCGGGCACAGGTGGCGGCGCTGCGCGAGGGCTTGGAAGCAATGCTCACACTCAACCACGGGGAGCAGAGAGAGGGTCGCCACTGTCTCTGCGTCATCCACGAGGATGCCCGCATCATTCTCCGCGCCGCCCTCGCAGACACGCCGGGAGAGCCGGGTCGCGTGACGCTCAGGGCTGACGACGTGCGCGAGGCCATAGATGACCTCGGGATCGCCCTCGCAGACACGCCAAGAGACGAGCGACCGTGAGCCCGGACGAGGGCCGCGCGTTGCTGGAACAGGCGACAGCGGTCGCTCGCAGAGGCCCCACAGCCACAGTCCGCGAGTCGGATCGACGCATTGTCCGTGAGGCGATGCGTACCAAGTGCTTCTTCTGCCAGCACAAGCCGCATAGCGATCCATGCACGGCCGTTGACAACACCATCGACGGCGAACTTATCTGTGGCTGCGTCCGATGACCCCCACCAACCGCCCCGAAGGCGCAGCGAGGCCACGGAGCGAGCCACGGACGGCGGCAGGGCGGCTCGACGACCTCTGGGGCGAGATGGCGATCTATTTCGCGAACCGCTGGGGTAACGGCGAACCGACCCGCACCTTCGCCGCCATCCGCGCGGACATCGAGGCCGAGGCCGCCGCGCTGGACGTGAACCGGCTGGCGTGGGCACTTCGAGCCCA